CTGGCAGTGATACTTCTGCGGTTCAATGTTTTTGTGGCTTCCAACCATCTTTCCCACCATTTTTCCGAAGGACTTAGGTTGGTGGTCATGTGAATACTCTGATATTCTGGAGTAGTATCAGCACTGTAATGCTGTATCAATTGTAAAAAATCTTTGTAGGCAGTGGGTTCTCCACCTGAAAAACTGAAATGATAGTCAGTGAATCCATTCAGTCTGGCTTGACGTTTGATTTCATCCACCACTTGTGTGTAAACTGACAGTGGTCTGTGATCTTTCTGTTTGCTTTTGGCATAAGGCCAGCAGTAAGAACAATCATAGTTGCAAAAACGAGCCAAGATCCAACTCACAGAAAATAACTTGCTGTTCAACATGGTGCGTTGACCAAAGTTTATGATTTTATCAAATGGAATATTGGAATCTATCATAGTATTTCTTTCTCCATGTGTGGAAATTGTCCCACAAACACCAATCGCAACCATTCAAAGTTGTTGATCAACCTCAAAAGTTCTGAATTGTCTCGGTTGTCTGAGCCATAAACTCTGCCTGCCAGTGCTCCAGCAATGGCATACTCTCCAAATGGTTTATCATCTCCCACGGTGCACCAAATCAATAATCTTTTTTCAGTTTCCTTATCTTCTTGACGATCGATCACTTTGCTGCTGAGTTTGACACACTCTCTAAAAGCACTTTTCCATGTGTTGAATGGATCTGTATTGAACACAGTGGTGTTGGATACTTCATGCATGGCTCTAAATCTATTAGATATACTAGTGGTCATGTCTATTCTGTTGGGATCCATGTTCATAGTGAGTCTTTTGGGCAATAATTTCACTCCGCCATAACCATATTCCAGTTCATTGATAGGATTTCGACTTCTCCACACATGCACAGCATCCATATCTTTATCAGGCACTTCATAGTCAAACATAAAGTTGTGTTCAATCACTGCATCACCATCCACCACCCAAAACATTTTAGTCAAACTCTGAGTGGCAGCTTTGATATGTGCCTGTTGAATGCCTTTTACTCCGTGAACTCTTTGCGCCAATGGAAATCTTTGTTTCAATAAAGCATAATTTTGATCTGCATTGGGTTCATTGTAACTGATAAAAAATATATCGTGCATCATACAGTCTTTCTTATGGTTCTGGGTGAATTAATATATACCTTTTTGAAAAATTCACTGCTTTCTGCATCGTAGGGTTCCGTAGGAAACTCCATTTGGAATCGTTCTTTGATAGTTTTACCCAGAGAGATACATTTTTGTTTGGCATCTTGTGCATTCATGCTGTTGCTGTTGCTGGTGCTGATCCATAATTGTTCTAAAACTTTAAAATCTCTCACTTGTTTGAAATCCCATTGGGTGCAAAGTGTTCTGTAACAGCCTTCTCTGGCTCCTGCAATGGCCCAAATGCCATGTTCCACATCCTGACCCACAGTCATCCAGATTAATAATCTATGATAATTCTGCCACCACAATTGATCCAACGACTGTATTTTAAAATTTTTATACAAACTCATCTTAACACCTTCTCTAAATCCAGCTCTCCATGCTTGTTTGGGTGTGCTGTTGATATAACTGGTGGAATAATTTTCATTGAATTGAAACAGTTTATCAAAATAACAAAATTCTATCTCATTATTATCCTTACCAGAAAAATTTTCATGTGTTTTCATCTCATTCACAAAAGTTTTGGTCCATAATTTTAAACTGCCATTGCCATACTTTAATCCATTCACGTTAGTATGCCCACACCAGCTGAAAATATATGTGTGATCCATGCCCATGCTGTTTAGATCCAGTTGAATATTGAGAAATTTAGGATCTATTTGTGTATCTCCGTCCACAGTTAAAAAATATTCTGTGTCAGACACAGCAGCACAGGCTTTGTGTGCAGCATCTGATCCTTCCACGCCGTGAACTCTTTTAGCCCAAGGTATTTTTCTTTTTAAATCTGCATAATTTCTATCAGCATTGGCCTCATCAAAGCTCAAAAATACCACATCGCAATCTTTAATAGCAATCTTATGCATGAATCCTTTCAATAGAATAATCAAAAATTTTTCTACAGTAAATGTCCATGTTTGTCTCGGCATTCACATTGATCTGCACACTGTCTTGAGTGAGCAGTTCATAAAGGTTTAAATCCAATGTTTCAATCAATTGTGTGGCATCGTTGGATTTGCAGCAATAAAACTTGTGGTTACGATGATTTTCTTTGGAAACTATGGTCTCCAAAGTTTTTTTAAATGTTTTGTCTGCTGTGAATTCAACTTTGTTTTGATTCAGATGTAATTTTATTTGTATGCCACTGTGATTGTTGATTTTATTGGGAATTTTGTAAACGTTTTGATTGATTACTTCAGTGTTTTTAGAATAAATCACATAGTCCACTGAATTTAATACTCCATCTTTTTGAATTTGATACTGACCATTGTGATATATCACTTTGTATTTGTGTATGGACTCCATGCCCATGATAAATTTTTCACCCAAAGCAGTGTCTATGGCCAGACTGTTGTTGTTTTGGCTGCCTGAACAACCTAAGATTTTTCCTGATTCTGGGTCAAATGTCACGTACATATGGTTATTGGTTTGATTCATAATATTTTTTTTCAATGATTGCAAACAGTTTATCAGTTAAGAATTCATTTTCCACATAATGCAACACTCCTCGTTGACGAAAATTATCAATTTTTATATGACCTTCCATGTCATGATACACATTTACTTTTTTCATCCAGTGATCCGGCACTGTTTTCCAGTCTTGCAGATGAGGTTTCATATGAGTAAACGTGACGTAAGGTGTTCGGCTGGTAATTTTTTCAGTGATGCCTAATAGTTTACTGGCCAGTGCCACACTCACATCCATGCTGCACCATTTTTGAGTGTGTTTGGGAGTAAATTTATCATAGAACATTGTGTGATTTCTCACTATATCTCGCAAAAGTTCTAAAAACTGATCATTTTCTTTGCATCTTTGATAGTAATGCACACCACAATAAAGGTTGGGCAGACTATTGCTTGTGAAAGTTTTGCGATAGTGATTATTGTGATTAAATTCATCTCTGTAATTTTTAACTGCACTGGTAAAATACATTTTATAATTTTTTAAAAACTTCCACCAATGACTGATATCACTCAACACCAACATGTCTGCATCCAGTATTATGGAATGTTTGAAGGGAGTGGCTGTGTAAATTTTATATCTGTTCTGTATTTTCCAATCTTGGTCCACTGCTTCATCCATGCCAGGAATATCCACCACGTGATCAAACACTGAGGACACAGTTTTTGTGATGTTAACATTTGTGATCAAACACAGTTTGCTGTGAGGCATGTGCGTTTTGATGCTCATGGCCAATGCATGTGCCTGTCTTACATAATCCACTTGCTCATTTTGCTGTGCAAACACACAGAACCCTTGATCTATCATTTGGAAAACTCCTCATCAATAATGTGGTCCAAACTGAATTTGTTCATCACATGCAGATTGATATGTTTGACCAAAGTTTTTGTGTATCCTTGTGTGTTGTATAATGAAACAGTCCAGCAGTCCTGATTAAAATTGTCTGCTTTGTCTCTGTCAGTGATGTAATACAACGAATCTGGCAAGCATTGTGGCCAAGCACCTTTGCAATATCCATTTAACATGTGTATGGCCATGCTGAAAGCAAAATCATTTCTAAAATTTGGTTCATGTATCTGCCACGTGAATCTGTAAAAGTCCCAATGATTTTTAATGTGTGCAATCAAATCAAACAACTGTTTGACTCTGGGAGTTTTTTTAAAATAAAACACTGTGGCCCAATACATCTCCATGCCTGTTTCACTGATGTATTTGATTTTCCATTCAGGTTGATTAAAATAATTGATGTAAATGGATTTTTGATGTATTAAAAAATCTTCTTTGCTGTGAAAACATCGGAGTAAATTATCATTGCCCACTATGTAATCAGTGTCCATCACAATAGTTTCGTCATATGGGGTGAGTTCATAAGCAGTGGATCTTAAATGATTTTTCCACACATCTTTGATCTTGTGTTCCATACCATTGTAAAAATCTCGAGTCTGAAGAGTTTGATGCTCACTGATATCTATCACTTGGTCAAACACTGTGGCTTGCTTTTTATATTTGTTATTTAGGTGTGCTTGATTAGAAGTGATCAAGGTCACTGGCAGACGCAGATGTTTTTTGATCTGCACAGCAGCAAAAATAGCCTGCTTCACATAATCAACTGTTTCATTATTGTGAGCAAACATCACAATGCCTTGAGATTTCATGGCTTAGATGTGTCCTTTGCTTTTTATCAGTGTTTGATATTCTGTATGATATTGATTGAGATTGGTTTGATATGTGTGCCAAGCATTGTCATTGAATTCTGTTAGATCACTTATCAATACTGGTGTTTGATAATCATCCAACAGCACCACATCTTTAATTCTGTGTAGGTCTATGTATGACTTGCACAAACTTAACAGATCACCTTTGATTGTGAACTGATGTCCTTGATAAAACAAAATATTGCTGTCCACAAATTTATCTTTTAATAACTGCAATTGATTATTAAAATTTTCCATTTGATTGGCTGTACTGATTCTATCTTCTATTTCTATCATAATTTATGGTTCTCCTAGTTAAAATTATATAAGATTTTCAGCCAAAAGTCAACTGCTGTTGATATTTAGATTGATTAGATTTTGGTGATTGGTGAAATGGTTTAGGCAGTCACAGTGCCTGTCATGGCACCAAAAGTAGGTTCTGCTATGGTGATGGGATCACTCAGTGCACCGTTGGCTATGCGTCTGTTCACGTTGATGTTGAGATTACCATTCACATCTTCGTCCACATTGCCCACAGCAGCATCATTCAGTGTGATCTGGAATTCTATTGCTAGATTGGAAACGTCAGTGAATCGCACTTGAATGTTAAAATTGTTGGAACTGTAGGTGCCTGCAGAACTGGTGGTATACACAGTTTGGAATGTGGTGGTCAGTGTGGAGTAGGCCACAGATGAAGACAGTGTGCCACCTGAGCCTGATCTGCTGGAAGCAAGATTGGCAAAAGTCAGTGTGCCCATGTTGGTGCCAAATAAAGAATTCCAATCGGTCACTTTGGCAGTGGCGCTGCCGGAAATATTCATGTCAATCTGCACTGCTCCGCCTGTGTTGAAAAAATGTCTGGCAGCAGTGGCACTGGCAAAGGTCACTGTGAAATTGCCCACGCGAGTGGCATTCCAAGAGGCGGTTCTCACATAACTGGAAGCTGTGTTGCCTGTGGTCAATCTGCTGGCGCTGATGGTGTTTCTATTGGTATTGATGTTGGTGGCCAATGTTTCAAAAGTTGCATATGAATTGTTTAGTGTGTTATCAGTCACTGTGTCTGCAGTGCTCACTGTTGTGAGTGTGGGATATGAATTGTTCTGATGCAGATAGGCTTTGCGAATGTCCAATCTCAAAGTGTTCATGTGATCATCTTCAATCAATTGATTTTGTGCCACTTGCGAACTCTGCAATGTTTGCCCATAGCCTGAATCACCTGATCCTGTGCTCAGTACATTGGACACTGTGGATTGAATCACATTGTATCTTGCTGCTGTAATTGGATCACCTATTGCCATATTAAAAGTATTTAGTTGGGTAATGTTGTCCCAGGATTATTTTAGATTGCATAATGGATATTATTTTATGAAACACTCAACCAAAGTGTTGGTTGTTCTTGCGTCTGCTTCCAAAGCCACAGCAAAATAATCACCTTCTGTGACCACAGCACCAATACCTGCTGTACTGCTGGTACCAATTTTATCGCCTTTGGCCACTGCACCTTTGACCAAAACAGGCACTCTGCCTTTGATAGCCACTGCTGTGCCGCTCTGTAATTCTGCGTTCATTAAAAATGCTGGAGCACCGCTGACCACACCTGCCACAATGGAATTTATGGTAGCTGCTGTGATTTCTTTTGCGCCGCCGATAGCCATCACTGTGCCTACTGGATATTCAGCATCTGCCAAATATTTTTCTGCCAAATCCGCATATCTTGCTGATGTGGCCACACCATTGAAAATGTTTGCTGCTAAATTGCCGCTGGCATCTCTCAGTGCTACTGAATTGGTCATTGCAGTTGTGCTGCCTGGATAATTGGTCACACCTGATCTTACATTGTTGGAAGTTTCTGCTATGCCATAAATGTTATCCGCATAAATGTTGGCAAATCTGTTGGCATTGGTTCCTATGTCATAGGTACTGTCTATTCTAGGTTCAAAACCTGTAGCCGTCACGCTCACTGTGTGAGTATTGCTGGCTCCCATTTTAATAACAGAACCCACTTCATTGATTATCCTTCCTTCATTGCCGTTGATTATGCTCACTCTTAAATCATTGCCTGCGCCCACTGTGAATCCAGTGTCATCAAAATTGGTGTTGCCACCCACTTGTAAAAAGTTGGCAGCAGGAATTCCACCTAGCTTTAATGAGTTGGCAGCCGTGCCCCAGAATCTATGATCGGATGATGTCACACCACCAGTGGCATTCAGTGTGTTCACCATGGTGATACCTTTTTTTACTCTATCAAATCCTGTGATTAAATTTAATGGATCCACTGTGCCTATGGTAAATTCTTCATTGCTCACAATAAAAATTACTTCATCATCCACCACTGCTTCAATGATGGTCTGATTCACGTTGAAACTGTCTTTGACTATTTTGCTGCGTAATTGAGTTACTGTGTTGCCCACACCTTGTGGCCCAACCAATACAAATCCTGTGCCGTTGTAAGCGTACAATTGATCATTGCCAGTGTCCCACCAAAAATCACCTGTGGTCAAACCAGCAGGTTGAGTGGTGCCTATCTCTGCACCTCCAGTGGTTCTGAATTTTACACCGTCATAAAATTTTAATTTGTTGGCAGCTGAATCGAACCATATCTGCCCGCTTAAAGGTCTAGAAGGAGCATTGGCACTGGCAAAGTTTTCCAGCAAATGCACAAAATTTTCGTTTTGAATTTCTCCGTAGCCAGCATAGTTTTTACCCACTAATTTTAAATTTGTGGTCTGGTCTACTGTGCCGTCTTCCACTGTAGCTAGTGTGGCTCCTGCGTATCTGTCTATTTGATATGGCATATTTTTTTCCTCTTACAAGTTTATTTATCTTAAACGGTTGATGTTAAATTGCTGTGGAAAGTCCAAGCTCCACCTGAAACTATGAATTGTTTTAATGCTCTGCTAACTGTGGTGCTAACTGCTCCAGTAACAGGGCCAAAAGCTATATCTTGCAGCACAGTTTTGTTGGAATTACCTACTGCTGGTGTTCTAGTCACTGCAGCACTGCTGGATGTGTACAATGCACCTGATACTGCATCAATAGTGGGAATAGTGGCTGAAATGTTGATGTCAAATTGTGTGCTGGGAATGGCGTTTTCAATCACTTTGGCCACAGTGTAAGTGCCGTCAAATCCTGTAGGAGCAAATACTCCTGTGCCTGAACTGCCAGTGATGGTCACTGTGTTACCCACTTCATAAAAATGTCCTGATGGTGTGGTGATACGTATATGGCCTGGATCCAACAGAGCAGCACCACTGAGATATGTTTGAATGGTCTGCACTGTGTTGGGAGCAGCACTCAATGTTTGATCCACTGCTGTGAAAGATTCATCCAGAGCTGATTCAATGTTGGCTCCTGGAATATTCACTGTTAAAGATCCAAATTCCACTGTGTGTACTCTGGCTATTCTGCCTGCAGCACTGGCTGGTATGCCCAATCCTGCTCCAGCATATCCTGCTACTGGATACAAGTCTGATAATAATCTTATAATACTGCCATTCACTCCACCTGACAATATAGAAAATCCTGTGATGTCCGCCACTAGACTGATGGGCAAGTAACCATCCACATAATCTTTTCTCACTGCATCTGTGGCAGCTGTGGGTGTTCCTAATCCAGTGATTCTAGCAGAACCTTGAATAGAAATTATATTTGTGGCTGCTTGTAATTGTAAATTTTGTCCACTTTGGCTGCTCAGTGTGATACCTTGCAATCTTAAATTGTCCACATTCAAAGGTCCTGTTAAAGTACCCAATGATGTCAATCCTGGAGCACTGGCAACAGTTGATCCCAATGCAGTTGCAGATAGCACTGTGACGCCATTTATTTTGTATTCTTTGCCTGTGGCTAAATTTACGTGTTCTGAACTACTCCAAGCAGTGGTACCTGATTGCCATAATAGTGTTTTATCAGTCACTGATGATTTTAATACAATACCCCCACCTGACACATATGAGTCATTGCCCAAAGGTGTTCCAGTGATAGTGGCCAATTCAATGGTTTTGTCTTCCACTCTAAGATCTTCCACAATGGCTGATGTACCTGTGCCTTCAATATTTAAATTACCTTGAATTCTCACATCACCTGCAATGTCCAAAGTTCTTGTGGGTGTGGTATTGAATATGCCCACTCTACCAGTGCTGGTGGTCAAAGATGTGGTGTATGTGGTGGCATCTATGTACACAGCTGATACCTCTGCTGGGTTTGACACATTGATTGATATGTCTGATCCACTCACATTATTTTTAATAATGCTAGCATTGGGCAAGCTCACACTGCCATATTTCAAAGTTAGATTGTCGTTCAATCCTATGGTGAGTCCGCCGTTGTTTTGAATTTTTAAAGTGCCAGTGGTGATGTCATTGGCATCAGCCCTCAGCAATGAATCAGCCAATATGGTATTGCCTAGACCATCTATCAATGATTCTGCTTTGAGAGCAATGCCTCTGTATTTGTATGCTGTGTTGGTTAAATTAAATCCTTGATAAATTATTCCTGTGGGATTACTGCCCGACACCAATTCTGAAATCAATTGACTGATCACTGGAGTAAATTCTACCGCACTCCATACTCCTATCAATGTGTTGCCCACAAAAAATTTCAGTATGGTTCTGGTTTGATTTTGTGTGTCCAATTTAGATTCTGTAACAAATCCACTCACACCTTGGCTTTCTGTGAAGATAGGACCAACTAAAACCAAGTCTGAACCATCAAAAAATTTCATCTGGTTGTTCAAACTGTCTATCCATATATCTCCAGCAGCTAGATTGGGCTGTGTGGAACTCACTATGATACCATTGGTGCTGAATTCTGTGCCATTGTAGACTTTCAATCTATTTTCTGATGTGTCATACCACAACTGTCCACGCAAAGGATTTGTAGGAGCAGAAGAACTGGCAAAATTTTCCAGCATCTTCACAAAGTTTTCGTTGATCAGTTCTCCAAATCCTTTGTAGTTTCTTCCTATCAGTGTGATGTCCGACGATTCTGTGTTGATTGTACCGTCAATCAAATCCACCAATAAAGTGCCATCTGTTTTGTTAATTTTATAACTCATTAGTTGCTCTGTCCTGTGTAGATAATATAGTTCACTGTGGTGAATGGGTTCATAACATCCTGAGCATTGCCCAAAGATCCTGACAAAACACCTCCGCTGCTGGGCAGTGCAGATCCTTGACCTGATCCTGTGGGAGCGTCATACGTGATTGCTGTGGTTTCTCCTGCGCCTATGCCCGGCACATCTCTAACAGCATAGTATTGAGCACCTGCTGCTCCTTGTAAATCGTGTTCGTGATCAGGCAAGTTGGTCACTGGAATCACTTTGCTTTCATCACCACCAAATCCGCCCACACTGTCTGCTGCTGTGGCAGTGACTCTGTTGGCACTGGTTCCGCCCATGTTGTCTTTGCCCAGAGGCATACGGCCTCGTAAATCTGGAGTTCGAAAGTATCCTGCTGTAGCTACGCCAAACGACGAACCTATCACTGCGTATAATTCTGGATAAGTGCCTATCACATATTCTGTGCCATCACACAACAACCAATGTGTGGGTGCTGAGGATCCACCAAACGGTGTGATCATACCTGTGGGTATTTTAGCAATGGCATCAAATAGATTGTCTCTACTGATTTTAAAAACGCCTGTGGTACCACTGACTCTGTTTAAAATAAATTCATCGCTGTTTTGACTGGTGCCTGTGGCAGTTTTGCTGGCTATAAATCCATTACTGATGCTGGTAGCAAAAGTTTTTACTGTGCCTCCAGTTTGTCCATCAAAAGTAAAACTTGGAGCACTCACATCTCCTGACATTTGAAAAGTGGTCTGACTGGTAAGTTTATTACTGGTTCCGGCTGCTCCGCTCACTGTACCGCTCACGTTACCTACTAGGTTGCCCACAAATGAATTGGCATAAACGTTTAAAAATCTGTTTGACACAGTGCCTATGTCATAGGTATTGTTGTTCACTGTCACAATATTTCTCACTGTGATATCATCTTCAAAAGTTGCAGTATCACCCACACGCAATTGTTTGGCAATGCCCACTCCGCCTTTCACAATCAACGCTCCTGTGCCCACGCTGACACTGTCTGTCACGGCATCCACATACAATTCGCCACTGGCTTTGATATTGCCTGTGACATCCAATGCTTCACTGGGTGCTAAATTATTAATACCCACGTTGGTGTTGGAATCCAATCTCAATACTGTTTTGGTTGTGCCAGCATCATTCACTCTAAAATCAATGTTGGCTCCTGAAGTTCTATGACTGAATACTGCTGCTTGACTTTCCACTCCCAGATTGAATACAGCAGTGTTACCCACATCCAAACCTGCATTGTTGTTAATTTTCAGTGAAAAATCAGCAATGTTGGCTTTGTCTTTTCTTAAAAAATTAGATCCTGCTACCACTTCACTGTTGGCTGCTATCAAAGATTCTGCTTTTTGTGATGTGCCATAAAATTTTCCCACTCCTGATCCTTCAATGTCAGCCGAACTGAGATTGAATCCTGGCAGTATGCTGCTGAATCCTGTGATGGAGGCTTTGGGTGTGAAACTTTTTGTGGAAATTATTGCCACTGGTTTAGCTTCCACTTCAATCAATACCACTGTGTATTCTAAATTGTCTGTGCCTGTGATGGTGTAAGGTTTTGTTCCTGTGCTGAGTCCTTGACTGAATTCTGGTCCTACCAACACCCAACCAGATCCTGTGAATAGATATAATTGCTGATTGTCTGTGTCCACCCAAAGATCACCTACCACACTTTGTCCTGCCAAAGGTTGAGTGGGTGCTTTTTTTAATCCTCCTGCAGCAACAAAATTAGTTCCGTCATAAACTTTTAATTGATCCACTCCCACAGTGGTATCATACCACAGTTGTCCTTCCACAGGATTTACTGGAGCTGAGTTGTTGGCAAAATTTTCTAATAAATGTAAAAAATTTTCTGCTATGATGGTTCCATATGATGTGGTGTTACGTCCTGGTAGAGGAAGACTGGTTTGTTGATTGACTGTGCCGTCATCCACTGTGAGACTGCCTTTGCCTACCACATCTGTAAAATTTACTGTGTATGCCATCTATCTATTAAACTCCTGAAAGGCTTTGTATTCTAACTGTGTAATCTATTTGTATTAATCTGTTTAAACTTTTTTGTACAGGGTGAAAAATTACATGTGTTAATAATCTTCCTGTGCCTGAACTGGAATAACTTCTTAATCCTAATTCATCAAACACATATAAACTTTCTGTGCCTGTGGCTGCATCCACTGCATCTTGACCGCTGGGCTCACCATAGTCCAATAAACATGTGACTAAAATATCTGTGTAGTTGGTTCCATTCACGTGACGTGTTTCAATTTTATTTCTCACTGGATCAGTGTTGCTCACTGAACGATCATCCACCACTTTGCTGAATGTTTGATTGTACAATGCAGCGTTGGTTCCTGTGCTGTTGGGAGTTAGATAGGTCACGATACCTGTGGGATCAATATAGGTACCTCCGGTACCAAACACCATGGAATTGATAAATCCCTGTCCTTCATTGGCCAAACTTTCTGCCATTGCTATGCTCATGTTTTCATAGTGAATAGCATTGCGTTTGTTCACAAGTATTTCACCTGTTTTTGGGTCGTGTATTTTGATATGTCCTTGTATCAATGTGCCGTTGTATTCTTTGAATTTATCTATCATAATATCCTTTTGTCCATTGTATTTATTGCGGCAAACTCACTTCTTTTGCACGCAAGAATCTTGCTATGTCATTCTCCGTTTGACTCAAAGGAGTGCTGTTGTTCCATAATTTACCTATCCTACGCACCACAATAATCTTGGTATTTACTGGTGGTGCCACCAATAAAGTGCAGATAGTGGATGTGCCTGACACACTGAATTCAGCTGGTAATATCACATCTGCTTCAGGACTGTCCATGCCCAACGTGGCATTGTAGCTGCGGATGCTGTTTTTTCTCAATCTACGGCCTGCCACAAACACTTCAAACTCATTCACTGACTGAGGTATCCAACTTAAAGTGATGTTTTCAGTGGATCCATCACTGGTGAATATTTCGGTAATGGTTTCATCTTTGTAAGGCACTGTTTGGAATGCTGATTGATCAAACACTTCGGTTCCGATTTCATAATTGTTTTTGACTCCGGTGCCCAGTGTGCCTCTGCGCAGTTGCCCCACTCTGTCTGCAAACAACAAGAAGTATTCTATTCTTTCTCCATCAATAAACAACACTCCTGGTCTACCCAAACTCACATTTGGTTCTGTTAATCCCACTGTATCGCTTAATAATATTTCTTGACTGTACCAATGCAATGTTTGAGTAAGATAATATTTGTTGTCATTGCCCAAACGTTTGTAATGTGTTCTGTTCAGCATGTCCTTGAACTGTCTGAAACCAAATTTAGACACATATTTAGGTGCAGTAAAATGTATAATATCTATCACATCATTGGCCTGAATGGTAGATTTTATCTTTAATGTTTGCTGATCATTGAACACTTTGTAATCCACGCTGGGAGATAATACTGTGCCATTGATGGCCACCCAAACATACTGTGCATCCACAGCTGATTGTCTCAATCTCACAATACCATTGGTTAAATTTTGATATTCAAAATAATTGTTGGAATCCACCACCAATGTGTCTCTGGCAATGATATCATAATTTGTTCTTTCTATCTGCAACATATCATGATTGGTAAACTGCCAAACTTTAATAGTTTGTCCCAATGTGGGTGCTGTGTCCAAAGTCAAAGTGTATCCACCAGATCCTCCTATCACATAATCACCGTCACTGATCACATACACTTTTAAAATGTCTCCCACAGTGCCTATGCCAGCTTCTAATACCACACTGCTGTTGACACTTTCCCAACGATATTCCACAGAGTTTAATTCTACACCATTCAAAAATGCTCTCACATCAGTTCTCAGTACTGAACCAAAAGGTTGTTGCCAACTTTTGAGAGCATATTCTCTCACTGCTGTGACATTGAATCTTTCATTGTAACCAGCATTTAAAATATTGTTGCCCACTTTCACTATCACGTTGTGTGTCAAAGGTTCTTGGTTGAAAGGAGTTTGACTCAAATCATACACAATGGTCGAACCATCACCAGTGAATTCATCATAGGTTACTTCACTGAATGTTTTGCTGACGCTGCTGTAAATCACATAAGTGATCACACTGCCCGCTGCTGGAGGCACTGCAAATCTTATCAGTGTTTTATTGACATACTGATAACCACTGTCGGTTTCTTCCAACACATAAGTTGCTGTTTGTCCATTTACCTTCACAAAAGAGGATTGATTGATATTGAATTTTGCTCTGGTCACAAATATAAATGTGCTGCCATCTCCTGTGAATACATCTGTGTCCACAATTTTTTCACCATTCATGCTCATAGTGATAATATTGATTTGAGCATTGTTGGCTGGCACACTGTTCAATACTACTGTTTTGTTGGCAAAGTTTGTGGTGAAGGATGAATTGTCCAATATCTGATTGTTCACTTTGACAAACACACCTTCTTGACTTTGTGGCAATGCGTCTATGGCAAACACAGACGTGCTGCTATCACCTAAATAATTGTAACTGTTGATTCTGCTGCCGGTTTCTCCTGATCTATCATACACCTGTATGTCCACAGTGTCCAATACCTGTCCTGGCACCAATTCTTCTGGACCTTTGCTGGTGGTAGGAGTCACAAATCCATCACCATCCACAATGATATCTTGTGATAAAATTCCTGTTGCTGTGTTGTAGGCCAGATCACCACCCTGCAGCAGTGTGTCATAGGCATCTGGGTCTGGCAAGAAGCTGCCATCACTGGTGCTTTTGCGTATCACTATCACATCATTGGCCACTGTGGGTATCAATTGTTCATTTATTTGAATCACTGTGGTTGATCCATCACCTTGAATGGTTTTCATCAATGCGTTGGGATTGGTTACTGGTTGAGCAGTGCCGTAGTTGGGATCATCTATTCTCACACCGTTCTTGTAGATGTTGTAGATTGCTCCTGCAGACAACGCTTGACTCAAATTAAATGTGTTGGTACTGCCGTCCAATCTAAACACTTCATCTTCATAAGTGGTGTCATAGGTATCCCAAGTGGTGGTAAAATATGGTTCTGAATCCCATCCTGTGCCACCGCCAAATGACAAGCTGCGCACTTCCACTCCACCGTAGTCTATGCCTTCTATCAGTTGAGCCAAATCGTTGCCCAACATGCCTACTGTAGGTTCATATAGATGATTCACTCTGTCTTGAGTTTGCAGCACATTGGCATCTATCTCATACTGAATTTGAATAGCACTGCCCAATGCTGGTGGTTGTTCAAAAGTTATTCTGCCTTGAGTTCTCAAGTATGATTTTGTGTTGTCTTCTTCGTTGCTGTACACATACTCGCTGAACAACGCAGGTCTTTGATTCACTATCACTTTGACTTTGCTGGATTTGAGATTGATGGGCCATTTCAAAGAGTATGTCAATTGATTGCCTGTGCCCACAAAAGTTTCTGTTTTTGTTAGATTGCTGATCAATAAAGTGCCAGTGGTTCTGTCAAATTTAACTCTGATGTGTGTGGATTTGATCAATGAATCTCCCAATATGGCCACTGCTTGACCTGCCACACCTGTGGTGGACAATGAGCCAGATATGTTCACTGTGGGTGCTGATAGATAACCAGATCCTGAATCCACTATCTGAATGTGTGTTAATCTGCCATTGCTCACGAATGCTTTGGCTGTGGCTCCTGTGCCTCCACCACCTGTGATGGTAATCGTAGGAGTTCCTAAATATCCACTGCCCACATTGGATATTTTAATTGTTGTGACTTTGAATCCCACATTATCCAACCAGTGTTTGTTGGGATAAGTGCTGGTAATATTTGAATTTGTAATTTGATCATTGATAACTTTGGCATAACTCACCACAATTTTTTTAGATACTGGATCATAAGTGGCTGGTAGATCAAAATCAGTAACATTTACTCTAGAATTATCAATGGATTCATAAGCACTGATGTATTCTCTCACTTTGGTTTTGTAAGGTTTTACTTCATTGATGTAATCTTGATAATTGGATAAATTATCATTTTTATAAACCACACGCTGATTAAGTTCTCCCACATTGTGTTGAGCTTTGACAAAACTAGTTTTGAATGCCCAATCCACAAAAGATTGTTCAGAAAACACATATCTCAAACTGGAGAAGAATAATTTATTGTATTCCACTTCCAATTCATCCACAAAAATGTTGTCTCTTAAAGTTTCTAAAATAATTCTTGTTTCTGTGATGGGTTGATTGTCATAAACTGTGACATCATAACTGGTACTGTTGAATCCCACAGTGGATTGAGAAAAATTATATAAAGAATTAGAAAATTGCACAGTTCCATTCTGTCTACCTATGGTTTTGTAATTAATTGTGTAGTCCACATCATTTTGATTGTCAATTTTTTCTAATAATACCCAACCACCAGTGCCTACGTTTTCAATTTTAACAATATCTCCCAATTCATCATTGATTAATAAAAGTTTATAGCTGTCTGACACTGTGTGATTAACTTCAGTAAATTTACTATAACCCACACTGTACCAATCATCATAACTCCAATGCTGATTAACATTGTATTTTTGAGATAAAATTCTTTGCCATTCCAACAAATCAGCGTCCCATTGATGAATGGACCATTTGTTGCTAATTTCAGAATCTGATTGTATCAACACACTGAATTTTCTCACTTCAATTCTTGTGTTGGCACTGTAGTTGCTGCCTTGTTTGTTCACTGTGACTGATGTGATCTGTCCTGATATGTTGATTTCAAACTCTAATTCAGCACCTGATCCTGTTCCTGGTGAATCAATAATTTTATATGTTGGAACTACTCTGTAACCTCTGCCAGGATTCACTATAGACACATCAACAATTTTATTGTTTTGTATCACAGGAATCAATACTGCTTGTTCAATGTTAGCTGTGCCCACGAATGATAAGTCAGCCAATGTGTCTTTGGTTAAATCATACAATCTTGTTATGGTGCTGGGAGATTCCTCAAATTCATTCAGTCTGCTGATGTCACGTGTGTCTGTGATTAAATTTGTTTTACAAACAGCATTTGCTCTTTCAATCACTTGTTTGAGTGCTTCAATACGATTAACAAACCATCCTTGTCTAGGTTTTCTCAATGTGCCATATTTGTATTTGAAACTTAAATCTTCATCTGGCACTGACCTGAATTGTTCATCATAACCAATCAAACTGTTGAACCAAACAGCTTCAATTTCTTTTTTGGGTTTGCTGTATGGAATTCCTTCACTGATCAATTGAAATTCATTGTGAATGTTGATGTCTTGATTTTTAATGGTCCAAATTTTAAAGTTTATTGCTATGTCTTTGTTTTCCAAAAAATTATCAATGTTGTTCACAGCAAATTGATTTTTAGACAACAGCGACACAAACTTATAGCCTTGTTTTTTAGGATCTTCTATCAATTGAAACACTTCATAAGCACTTAATTTTCTGCTGTCAATGTTGGGTAATGTTTTTTTATTTTTAACCCAATAGTAATATCTATTGCTAAAACTATTGGAAATAAAATCATAAACTTGTTTGGACACATACACTGAATTGTTATATTTGGTTGTGCCGCTGATTCCCAAAACAATTCCTTGTTTGGTTTCGGATAAATTATTCCATTCTGTGGGCAAGTATTTGGATTCCACCCATTCATACACATCTATTGAAGAACCTGGAAATATTTTATTCCAATAATTGGTTGTAAAAATAATATTGCCTTGATTGGCATCATAAAATTTTACAGTGCTTAAATCCCACCACAATCTACCCACTTGTTCTTTGTGCCAACTGTTTTGAGCATCAATGCTCAATCCGCTGATACCCACGGTGTACACTGCAGGATCATAGTAAGTTTTGTAATATAACTCTTGTTCAGCTATGCCAGCAATTTTGCCTTGAATAGGATCTATATAATCTAATTTTTGCAATAACTTATTGTTCTTTGTGTTGTATAGAAAAATTTCTTTTATCTTGTCAACATCAACAGACATCACAGGAGTTTTATGAGCATTCCATGTTTGAGTTAGATTTGGTTTTCTAAAATCAAAAATTAATCCTTCAGTGTAAGGAGAACTGTGATCATTTAGATAGTTGGATAAAGAAGCATACACATGATTGTTGTTAATTTTTATATTTTTTCCAAAATTAACAAGATCTTGATCATTCACGCTGAATTCATCAGCAAACACAAATACATTATTGAAGTTTTCATACACATATATAGACCCAGTGTCCAATAATTTATTATTGAATGTGGTGGCACCAGCATCAAAATATGTGTTGTTGGTGTCCAAAGAAAAATTAATCTCCATGTCACCATTGAGACTGGAAATTGCCAATGTGTCACCATCAAAATCTAAATTAGTTCCAAATTTTTCTGTGGTTTGAGGTTGAGGACTGGTGAGTGTTTGAGTATTGACATATACTCCATTGGTTTGTTTGAATACATACACCACTCCGCCATCAGTGGCTGTTTGATCTGCTTGCGGACTGCCCACTGCTATGAACATGCCGTCATTGCTGACTGCCACAGCATTGGCAAAATCTGTGTTGTCTTCTCCACTGTCTGGTGAAATCAATGTTTGTGAATATTGATATCTGCCATTCACCAATCTATATATCACTACCTTATTTTGTGTGGGTGAACTGCTGTCTATAAAATCTATCACGGACACTGCCAACACTGAACCTGAATCGTTCACATCAAATGTGGATCCAAAATTTTGCAATTGACTGATGTTGATTGTGGAATCCCCTTCCAATGTGGGAGTAGAATCATCATTGGGATCATGAGGCACATATCCTTGATAATCTATGCCTTCAGTCTGTGGTTGCCAAAAAGTAGACACAAAGCTGGATGGTCCTTGATTGGTCAAACTCTTGTATATGATATTATTATAAGCTATCAAATCATTGGTACGATAGACTGAACTGATATCAAACAGTCCTGTGTAATTGGGATCCACACTCAAATTCCAGTTTTGTGTGCTGGATTTTTTAACAAAATAAATTTTACCAGTGTCTGTGGCAGTGGCTGCTGAACTCACATACAGCGTGGTCACAGCATTGTGTTGTCTTAAAATAGTTTTTAAACCCAAGTTTGTACCGTTGTTCATGTTAGGCACAAGGTAAGAACTGGTCAATGCATAATTGCCATTGGTCAATCTTTCATAAATCAAGAATAATCCTTGATTGGTCAATGCCGAAGTATATCCAAGACCAGCTGGAATATTGAACACTTGTTCATAATCTCTATTAATTCTGGAAGGCACACTGGCTGCTCTGCTCACTCCATCCTGTGCGATATCTTGATACAAATAATATTCCAAACCATTTATAAAATGATATGCGCTGTTGCTGGTAGGAACTAGAACAGATCCTTGATCAAACACAAACAATGAGCCCACCACTGCATCTTCCAATTCACTGCGTTGAATCACTCCCACAGTTCTATTTGGCGTGCCGATCAATGTCAAATTGACTGGCGGACCAAAGTCAGTGCCCACACTGAACGATCCAGTTTTATTTTTGACATAAATCTGTAATACATTAAAGCCCACCACTTTAACATAGGTAACTTCTGCTTGACTGCCTGTGGCATCATCCTGCACAGTGTCACCCACTGTGGGCACATAGAATGTTCCCAAACCATCTGGTTGTGCCAACACTCTTAAAAAACCATTCCATACATCAATTATCTCTTTCACACCATTGAGATCCTCAAAAGGTAGATCCAAAGCAGTGGGTTCTGTCACTGATAGAGGAACTCCTGTCTGTATGGTGTTGAACCAAACTCCCACTTCATCATAGGTAGCCGTAGGCAGCACATCACTCATTGCTTTGGGTGCTCTGATCAAATATCTGCTGTCGTCAATGCTGCCTGTGAATGCACTGTAACCTGGAATAGTGAATTGCTTGTCATAGGTCAGTATGCTTAACTGACTGGCAGGTGTGATAATAGTTGGCAATACTGATTGTGATTGTTGTGTGTCTAAACTGTTGAAATACAAGAAAGCTGTGCGAGGATCGCCCGCTTTGATAATGTCTCGTATCACCAATGATTTTTTTGAGTCAGCTTGAGCTGAAACTGTGCCAGGAGAAGGTATGTTGATCAACCACCATCCTGCCAATGTGAGATCATAATCTTCTGCAATCACTCTGGTATAATCTCCCACAGGAAACACGCCTAATTTGATCTGATCTGAATCAGCAAAATTTCCATTCACATTGCTGAGATATATGATAGACTGTGTGCCTTGACTGAATACATAAACAACTTCTCCATCTGCATCTTCAGTGCTGAGTGTGTCTCCGACTGTTGGAGTCAGAAGAGTCAAATCTATGTTGATAATTTCATCCACTTTCTCTTGAATGGTATGAGCACCATCAATAAAAGTTTTGTCAATGCCTGTGGCTGTGCCATTGAATGGTGTGTTGCCAGTGGGATATTCAGTGGTCAAATTATTCCAATACAACACCAAAGTGTCGCCCACTGCACTGCCTCTGTATTGTTGTGAGCCAGCTCGGATCAATAGATGATCAGTGCTCACTCCTGCTACGGAATAGTTGCCTGTGATCATCTGTTTGATTGTGGGATAAGCATTTATGCCCGCATCAAATTCAACTTCACTCCAAAAACTTGCAGCGTCAAATGTGGTGAAATCCACTGAAGGATCTTGACCCAACACTGGGTTTACCACTTTCCACAATTGTTCTTTGTGTTTTACAATATCACCCACATCGTATGCAGTGATTGTTGAATAATTGCCTTTGTAATAACTTCTAACTTGAGAAGCCTTGGGCGCTCCCACCACAATATATTTCCCGTCAGCACTGATGTCTAAACTTGCACCAAAATCAGCATTGCCAGTCCAAATGTTTTGTGGCACATCGATCACTTGTCTCAGAGTGAACTGTCCAGAATCTGATCCTCTTTTATAAATGTAAATTCCTAGATTTAGATCAGACACTGCCATCACATTGTTGCTGCCATCCACGCTCATGGCTGTGCCATATGATGCCATAGAATCTGTGTTAAAGTTGACAATCTGCTGATGATTTTGCCAAACTTTATTATTTTTTAAAGTGACCCATTCAGCATTGTTGTCATCTTCCACCCAAAACAGATCATTGTTTTTGAATCCACCCGAGTCTTGGGCCTTGGCGTTGATGGATTCTAAATTTGAAAGTTTGTTGCTGACAAAGGTGCCCAAATATCCATGAGAAGATCCATCATTCACGGTCAACACTGTGTTGCCGTTTTTATGACATACTATTTGATCCAGTGACACAGTTTTTACTTTGAACAATTGTTTGGAATTCTGTTGCGGTATGCTCACAGATATTATGTCATCCACAGACACATTGCTGTACAAATCTGTTAGCACAGTGACCAAATTGTTGGCTTCAGTCACTGATAAAACTTTATAATCTGTTTTGATATGTTTGTAAACCTGCCAACTTTGTTTGAAAAATCCAATCCACACATATTGATCAAATTTAAGTTTGGCAGTGTCAATGGATAGTATGTCATCATAATTTTTTAAAATAAAATCCACATCATTGGGATCCACAAATCCTGCTGTTTTGATGTATTTTTCAAGAATATTTTTTTCAGGAAAAGGATTATGATTGTAATTTTCTGATTTCAAATAAGTTTCATCTGATTTGATTCTATAAACAAAGTCAGGATCTATGGGGTTTAAATCATTGGTCAATTTAATTGGTTGTGGATTCAATTTGAATTGTTTTTCATCCAACACATATTCCACTTCATCAAAGCCTGTCGCCGCACCATATTGTCCTGTTCTAATGGCCCATTCTTCATAGAACTCAATGCTGTCTTTGTTGGCACTGGCCAGTGAATTAAACAATTTTTCCAAAGCATTCTTGGTGCCTTTGTCCTGTAAAAACCCTTGATAAAATTTGTACTGTGCCACATCATCATTGATGATATTTTGTAGATATTCTCTCTTTTGATATCCTATCAAATGTTGAGCAAGTTTTTGTTGCTCCACATCAAAATTATCTGTGTCCAAATCATAAAAGTCACCAAACTGATTGGTTTTGTATTCAAAGTTGGGTTTTAATGTGCTGACTGGTTTTTCAGACAGTTTGGTCCACTGATCAAAATCAAATGTGCTGGATCCTGTGACGTTTAGATTGGCACTGTAATAGAATTGTTTGTATTTGACCACATCACTCATGCTGTAATCTGTGAATGGCTGCCATTCACTTATTTTCACTTCATCATACATGAATCCTGGCACATTCAAGGAACCATTCCAATTGCCCACCACATATCCTATCACTTTGATTCTGTCCTGTCTATACCCTGCTGCAAAATCATAGATCACATCATTGAATACTGTGACATTGTCAATCAATACCACATGTTCTTTTTGAATCAAAGGTATTTTAACAAAATAAATTCCGTCACTGGTGTTTTTCACACTCAAAGTAAAGTCGTTGTTTTGTCGCACCACGCTTAATTTTTCTTTGGAAATTTTAATACCATCTGCTTTGAGCACTGCATAATCATAAAAATTATCAAACACATTGTCAGCCACCGAAAAAGATGTTTTTAACTGGATTTTATTGGCTGCCGGACTCAATGACAACACTGCTCCGGATTTCCAGTTTTGTGTGGTCCAGAACATGAACTCTTGAGCACTGAGATTCCAATTTTCCACAGCATTGATTTCCTGATTAAAATTATCAAACACAAATCCTTTGGATTCTAAATATTTGCTGTAGCCCAATAAAAAGTCTACCACATGCTGTTGAGTGGGCAGCACTGTGCCATAATTTAATACACTTGTTTCTTTTTCAAAGTTTCTACTGAACACAGCAGTGATGCCACCTTCAATGGGCAATGAACTTAGTTTGACAAATTTAGAAGAATCAAATTTGCTGCCACTCAGATGATCTCTTTCAGCTTGATAAAATTGATTTTGATACTGAACAATCTGACCAGCACCGTAGACTTTGTTGGAGATCCAACTCACATAAGATTTGCTCACTCCACCCACTTTTTTCACAGAATCATTTTGTTTTTTAATGGGAGCAAAATATTTAAATTCTGGCAGTGTTAGATCATATCCTTTAACTGAAAAACCTTCTGGAAGTTTTTCCACAATCACAGCACTGTACACCAATACATCAATGGGTGAACTGGAATTCAAATGAATATCATAATTTTCTTCAGGCACAAACACATTGCTTTGATTCAGTGGTGATCTGCTGTCCAATAACAATTTAAATTTTTCTTTTTCTGTGAATCCCTTCACTTTGAATCCCAACTGTTGAGTTAATTCAGTCAAAGTGTTTTGATAATCAGCATATTTGGTCAATACATCTGTTTTGATGTAATTTGAAATATAATTCACCAAGCCAGAAGTTAACACATAATTTTCATCTGTTCTACTATTGGGAAATACTAAATCTTTCAGAGTGATTCTTTTTTTAGTGGTAGTATATATTATTTCATCCGTGATATTTTTTACAATTCTAGAAGCGTCAAAATTTACACCCATGGTGTGAGCTGGTCTGTTCAACAGCATGGACTTTAACAGAGCAAATGGATAATTGGAACTGCGTCTCCAAGCGTTTTCCACTGGAGCTTGATCACCAAATTTAAACTGTTTGGATGATAGAGTTAATATTAAATTTTTAGCGTAGTTGCTGTTGATTGGACTCAACAGTTCACCGTCCTCGTTCACGGGCAAATGATTCAACAAATCCGTTCTCACAAATCTTGGATCGTAAACAACTTTTTTGCCTGGTTCTCTGATCACACCATTCTGAAGATCTTCCCAAAGAATCAAGTTGTCACTGGTGTAAGGTGCTGGACCATACACTGTGTTCCACCAAGTGGG